ATCACCAAGTATGTTTTTAGAAAATTCTATAATATATCCATCGTTTGACGAAGCACCTAAAAAGTGGGTTATACCGTCTGAATCTGTATGCTCACAAAATTGATTTACACCTACTGACCAATCTGCTATCCAAGATAGATTCTCCCTATCATAGTAAAAGATTCTATTATTATAAGAAGCATTTGTAGATACTGAAAAAAACACCTTATCATCGTAGTAGTATGCACAAGCATTTGATATTTTTGATTCTGATATACTTTCAATATAAGGTCGTATCTTAACTGAAAGCTCATTTGTTCTTAAAACTCCCCAAAACTGTCTTTCATTACCTAATACAAACACACCCTTTTTATTCAGAAAATAAACATCGTTTGCAGCGATAACTGCTGTAGCGGGTGCTGATGTACCAAAAGAACCCACTACCTTTGAAGCTGACGGAATAACAAATGTAACATCTCCAACTGTAGCTGAAGATAGTTGCACCTGCCATATACAACCTGTTCCTTCCGGTGTTGTACATAAAACCGTTGCTTTTGAGTTTCCCTGTCCATCTCTATAGTCAACAACTACCTGTGGCTCTGTTCTACCGCCCTTTTCCAAGTCAATCCAAAACCCACCGTAGAAGTCGGAAAACACACCCATATTAGGTCCTGTTCCTGTTCCATAAACACGATATTTATTATTTGGGTCTTTTGTTCCCCACAATCTATTACCTGAAAGTTCCATAGGACCAAACTTAGGACCGCCTGTGGTATTTGCATCGGGAACCTCAACATAAGGATTAGGGGTTGCACTATTATCATCAACATAAGAAGTTGTTTCTGTTGAAGCAAGTAAAACCTCATAACCCGATTCATCTGATATGTAAATCTGGTATCTCGTTGCTCCTGCTGCGGCATCCCAAGATATAGTCATTGTTTCTTCAGGCTCTGCCCAATCACTTCTTGCTTTACTGATTGTTGTAGATACTTCTGTGCTTCCTACCGTTTCCCCTATATCGTTTAGTGATGTTATTTGAGCATAATAACTGTACCCTGTTCCCGTGACACCTGCACCGCCAGAAAGTTGTACATTAGTAGGTGCATCAATTTCTGTGTATGTGATTAGACTTGTTCCGTTGTATCTTGCTAATGGGTCAATTCCATTTGATATATATAAATAACCCTTTATTTGCTTAAAATACGCTCTCGTTCCTGCTGTAAATGTTGCACCTGTAATCTCTGTATCTTCCGTTTTAGTGTGTTTCCAAACCTTTCCACCTGCTACCACTATAAGTTCTCTTGTACCGTTGGATTTAACATATTCACCCATTCCGTCTATCTCGTCTGCACCGGAAATAGCCTTGCCATATACAGCGGTACCCCATCTCGGAGATGGTAATCCATCATCAACTAACATCAGGTTTAAAAGCTCTGCCGCTTCGGTAGGTTTTATTCTTTGTGCCCTTTGGATTGTATTCAAGCCATCGTTGAATCTATCAACCTGAATATCTAATTCCTGTACTTTTGAATAAACATATCTTCCAAGTCTCATAGTCCAAATCCTATCCCGATTTCATTATCTCGGTAATCAAGTATTGAAATATCATTTGTTCTTTTCATCTGTTGAATAAGGGCATTTGCAATATCAAATTGCTCTCTTGACTTGCCGGGGTCATCATTTTTGTACAACCAAGACAGCAAGTAATGAACTAAAAACAAGTGATCTGATGCATCTGCTATATCAGTAGCTGCACTAAACTGTAGTGCCTTTTTGTAATATGGATAAGAAATAGTCCATCCATTATATTCTTCGGGTATTTCAGGATTCCAATTTATCTTATAAGCGTTTGGTTTACCTGAAATCCAAAAGAATTTATCTTTTGAACCTGCAGCAACTAAATCAGCCGCTTCCTGTGGTGTTTTTCTTACATAAACTGCTTTATTTGTGCCATCAGTCAGTTTTATGTATGAACCTATTCTTACAAGTGCAGTAGGACAATCGGATTGTTCATCACCAGTAGCAACTGTGGTTTCTCCACCTGTACTATTTTCGGCAAGAGTTGTGTATAATGACGCCCACTCTGTCCCATTAAAGATCTCCCAAAACCCTACTCCTGCATTTAGGATAGAGCGTCTAACAAGGTAATCCTCACTTGTTGAATCAGGTGTGTCTTGGTCTTGCTCGTACATCGCTTGAACCATATCTTGTATTTGTTTTTCGGTTAAAATCATTTTGTTCCTTTCTTAGCCTCAAACTTTGGAGACTCAATCTTAGGAGCCTTTATAGTTGGAGCCTTAATCTTTCTAAAGTTTTCTAATACCTCAAATGTATTAAATTTAGGCGATTTAACTTCTACCTTAACAGGTTTAAGTGTCTTTTGGGAAATTGCAGCTAAATTTACTTTCTTGGCTTTACCTGAACCTGATTTAGTTATATTTGATAATGCCTTTTTAATATAGGCAACTCTTTCAAGTTCTAAACCTGCTTTTTCTTCTGTAATTGCACCACTTTCATATTGATACATTATGTAATTTTCATAATCGGTTAAATCAGATTTGTAGTCGGATATAATCTTTTTATTAAGTTCATTGTTAGATGTGAGTTTGGGCATTGAAATAACCTTTTTAACCGACTTCACTTCATCCTCACTATAGTAGAGAATCTTATCGTCTGTTTCCTGCATATTTCCTGTCTTTTTTACTTTTTCTTTAATCTTGTTTTCTTCCGCATTTTTCTTACGGGTATCCATTACCTGCTGATATGATGTTTTTCTGTCACCTGCTTGTTTAACAAAAGAAGTTTGTTTTTCACTTAGTGGTTTTCCGCCACTTTCAAAATATTCTCTTGCTTCGGGTGTTGAATACTGACCAAATAGGGCAGTTTGTAGTTTTCTGTTTTCAGGAATTAAATATCTCATAGCACCTGATTTTGTTTCGCTATATCCCCTATTTCCTGCACCTATGCCCTCTATAGTTTTCTTTAACTGTCCACCACCGACAGGCGGAGCTAAGTAATAAAGAGGTTTCTTCAATTCCGCACCTACTGTTGATTTTCCGGAAGCAATATCTAATACATTTGGAATTGCTGCCCCTATAGGTAATCTACCTCCAGCAGGATTAAATGGTAGGTTGCTAACAAACTCTCCTACAGGAGTATTTGAATCTACCGGATTGAGCATTTCAGCTGGTTCTTTTCCTTCCTCTAATCCTTGAACATACGATTCTACAAGGTGTATAACATCTATTTGTGGTCTTCTTCCTGTTACCTTTTCGTATAGGTTGTTAAATACATAACTTAGAATTGCAAACTGTGTTAAAGCTAAAGCCACCTGTGCTTTATTGTATTTAAAGTTCTTTGGAACATCTTTTAATAAAAAGCTCATTTGGTTGTTAACTTCTGTCTGAAACTGTGTAAACATTCCAAGTGTTTTAGAACCGAATATAATTGGTGTTTGTCCATAACTTCTATCTACTAAAACTCTTGCACCGTAGTCATCTGCTGCTTTCATAGCATCTTCAGGACTTAATCCTTTTGATAGATTCTCAAAGTATTTCCCCGCTATGACCGATCTCTTTGTGAATTTATCTACAGTATCAAACAGAATATTTGCTTTCTTTACAGCACTTTCTCCAAATTTAGGAAATAAAGTATCTTTACCTAAGAAATTTCTTGCTAAATACTCACTTTTTACCCCATCAATATCATCAACAGCCTTAAAAGGTGATTGAATTCCTTCAAACAATCCTTTTACTACTGCTGGTTTACTTGTGGTAGCTATTGATTGTGTAAATGGAATGTAGTTTGTTAATGCACTCGTTATGTTAGCACCTACCATATTTGCACCTGTTCTTTTTCTTGCCCAATCTCCAACACCAAGTATTCTCCTTCCAAAAACCTTTTCAAAAGGTCTGTCTATAACATTCTTTTTTCCAGCCAAAGAATCTACATATTGACCTAAATAGGAGTTGAAGTTGGATAGTCTGGTATCACCATTACTTGACTTACTTATGTAATCTATAAGTGCTCTTCCTCTTTGTATATCCCCTGTATGATAAACTTGCTTTGATGCAGGTTCTATGTAACTATCAAGGGCTGTAATAAGACCTTCGTGTGTAGAACCACCAACCCTGTGTTGCCCAAATTTAAAAAACTGTCTTCCGGGTTTGGTATCCATGTGTATTGCTGCCATTTCAGTGGGCAACTTATCCTTTGGAATATTAAGTAATGAACCAAACTTATTGGTTAACTCACTTATTTGTTTAGTGTGAGTAACATAGTTTTGTTTTTCTGCTATTGGTTTGTACCCATAGGGAGTAATTGTATCGTTAATCCTTTTAAGTAGTTTTCTGTACTCCTGTCTGCCAATTTCAGCAGCTTTAATTATGTTGTCTACTTTTTTAGTATCACCCTTAAACTTTGTGAGTAGTTTTTCTTTTGTTATATTGCCCTCAATAAAATCCGCAGCGGCCATATCTTCTGCTGAACCTCTTTTTGTAATTCCAAGACTTTTAAATTTAGATGTTAAATCCTTCTTCCAACTATTAACAAACCAAACCCTTTTAGTTTCATTTTTAGTAATTGGTTCAACAAAGTATTTATTAACCGAATCTGTTTCCTTTGTTCCTCTGCCAAAGGTTTCCTCTACATTTCTTTTAATAGTTTCTCTTTGATAAGATAGTGCAACTTTATCCTTTACATCGCCTGTAGACAGTGCTTTAGAGGGGAAATTCTCAGATACAATACCTTTTTTGTATGCTTTTGTTCCAATTTCCTTTTCCCATTGGGATATTTGATGTGCTTCTACCTCTGTTATTGGTTTGCCCTCTATGTAAGGTTTTTTACCTGTCCAACCACCCGGAGGTATATTTATTACTGAATCCCCTGATTTAAGTGTTACCTTATAAGGAACTACCCTACCACTTCTCTTAAAAGTGGCTTTAGCCTGATTGGGAGTATAAACTTTTGGCTTTCCTGCTGGAAGTAGCTTTTGTTGTGGTATAATATCTTTATATGGAAACTCTAAAGACTTTGTTGAGATTATTTCTTGCTGCGGCTTTTGTATATATTGTGTTTTGCCAACTTTTTGTGTACCCAAGTCCTTTGGGATATTAACCCCACCACCTACTTTATTTGCATCTAAAATAGACCTATTCTTTAAAACTTCTTCAACTGGAAAAAACCCATCTAATTTACCCGTTCTTAAATTATCTTCTGCTAACATCAACCACTCTGTTTTAGTTGGCGACCTACCTTGTGAGGAAAATATATCTCTGTACCACTGTGCATTTTGACTAACCCTGTAGGCGTCATCTAAGTCCATACTATCTTTTATTACTGTTGTACCATTGACCTGTTGTTTTAACCTGTTGACTTCATCCTCTATAAGTTTTTGAGCATTATCTGAGTATTTAGATAAAAATGCTTTAGGATTATTTGCTTTAATCTCTTGTGCCTTTAATATATCTTCAAACTCATTCTTACCTGTACCCATATCGCCTAAAGATTTACTATCTAAGTTCTTTAGTGCTTTAGTACCACCAGACATTAAAGCAACACCAAGCAATGCCTTTTCGTTATCAAAAGAGACTTTCCAAGTGCCATCTTCATCTCGATATATTTCAAATCCAAACAAAGCACCCGCACTACCCTTTCTATAAGGTCTTGTACCCTTAACCCACTTAGCAAGTGTGGTATATGTACCATCGGATTTTCTTAAGTGTTTACCAAGTCCTGTGAGAACCTTGCCTTGTATGGTTTTTGTAGCCTCTGTGAACGATTTGAATGCTTTTCCGCTGACATCACTTGCTATAGGGAATAATGCATCAATAAAGATACTTCCACCTGTCGTTTCTGTTCCCGACATTTTGTCATAAGCAATCCCTTGAAGCACATTAGTTACGGACTGCATTGGTACACTACCAAGAGTTGTAAACTTATCTGTAGCCGATAAAAGTCCTGATGATTTCGCAAGTGTTGGGCCCATACTGTATGCAGTTTGCCAAGCACCCTCTTCAAAAGAACCTTTTTTAGCACCACTTCCTACATAATTTGCCGCACCACCTATAGTTGAACTAAATCCAGCCATAGTTAATAACTTAAGTGGGTTTAATAATCCTTTAGCAGCTAATGGTGCTTCAAATGCTTCTAATCCCTTAACCCCTGTACTGAAAGCGGAACTTTCTGTAAATCCTAATTCGGGAAGTTTAATCTGTGTAAAAGGTACATTCCATTTACCCTGACCTTTATAGTATCCAACAGTATCAAAGGGTTTTCTAATTGGTTTTCCTGCTTCATCCTTAACAAAGTATGTAGATAAGTCTTCTCCAAACCTCGCAGGAGCAGACGAAACCTCTATATTATTTGTATTACCAGTGACTATACCCTTACCAAGTTGACCTATATCGTAACCAACTTTTGGCACCATTGTAACAATAGACTCACCAGCATTTTTTATTACATTACCAGCCCACTTATTAGCCTTTTGTAGACGGGTATCCTGCGGGTTATATCTATAATCCTGTCCAAACTCTATTTTAGATTCGGGGTCACTAAGTAGCGTTTGCCAAGAAGCAAGGTTATTAGCAGCTTTAGACTGCCAAAACTTGTTTGATAAAGAACCTGCGGTATCTACACCACCAAATTTCTTTTTAGTGTCCTCTTTTAGGTCGGTAATTAAGGAGCGTAAACTCATTTAAACTACCTCCTTTAAGCTGTGTACAATAAATCTGCAAGACTCTTTTTTTCAGTATCCTCTGTAGTTCCGGGAATCAAACTTATAGGTGTACCACCACTTGATATACTCCCCGTATCTATCCCACCTTGTGTTATATCTTCGGGATTTATCTGTCCCATTGCGGATAGTTGTTGACTAAATGCATTTGCATCTTCAAGTGCCTTTTGAGAGTTCTGTAGTATTTCAGCTTTTGATGTTATCTCAAAGTCGTTAATCTGTTGTAGTCTTTCCATTGATCTTGAGAACCCTTCTCTTATAGCATCTACTTCATTTTGAGCCATTGCTGTTCTTCCACTTGCTCTCGCTTGAGCGATATAATCCTGCAAACTCCTTACATATTGCTGTATTGATAATGTTTGTTCAGCTTTCCAAGTTTCAAGTGCCGAAAGTTTATCCTGTGCATCTTTAACTATATTCTGTTTAGCCATTTCTACTTCCCCAAGTTGCTGTCTTACCTGCGACATTACATCAGCAGTATTTCTATTAGCTATCTTTGAGTAAGCATAGTTTGCCATATTTGCAGCAGAACTATCCCCAGCTCCTGCCTGTCCCAATCTTTGACCAAAAGCATTTACTGCACTTGATAGATTAGATGCTAAATCTCTAAGAGATGTAGCTTGATTTTGTTTTATCTCTCCTTTAGATGCTTCTGCTTGTGCAAGACCTAATTCCTGTCCACGATTAATTGAACCAACTTGATTACCATATCCGGTATTCATAACACCTAAATAATCTGACTGAATCTGCGGTATCTGTGCTTCCTGTCTTTCTAAATCCTGAAAGAATGGGTTGTATGCACTTCTTGCCTCTTTCAACATTCTTTTTCTTGCTTCCGCCTCTTGCCTTGCTCTTTCTTCCTCTTTACTTCTTGCATCGTTTGCAAGATTTGTAATACCACTTACTACCGGTGTAGTAGTATTTTTATATAAATTTGTGTAATTAGTATTGCTACCATCTGTATCCGTTGTATTCGTTGGATACGGTGTTTTTGGTAACCTTGCTGCGGATGTTCTAAATGCAGCGTTGCCTACAGAACCTGTCTTTCCACCCAATGCTTCTGTAATCTGAAGTTCCGGTAATCCAAACCAATTTCCTTTTCCTACGTAACCTATTGCCATATTAAATTCTCCTTAAATTAAAATATACCTCACATATCCATACAGAGCTGTGAGGTTTCTATTATCATTCTGATAAGAATTACTCGTTAGTTAGTTTCAATTCTATCCACTAACTATTTAGTTTCTAACATACCTAAAATTATTGTGCAAATCGTGGTATAATACCTTCAAATTCAAGAGAATGTACAATGAGAAAAAAACCACACCCGCCAAAAACATGTGAAAACTGCGGTAATACTTTTGTAACAAGGAAGGAAATACAACGCTTTTGTTCTAAAAAGTGCTTTAGAGAAGCTTGGCGTGGGGAAAAACACCCAAATTGGTTAGGAAAAACGTATAACAAAGTATGTCCTGTGTGTGGAGATTTATTTAACACCAAGGGAAGTGAGCACATATGTTGTTCAAGAAAGTGTATGGGTATATTAAGGAAACAAGAGGGGAAATTAGTTGGAAAGGGAGCTCCTAATTGGCGTGGTGGTATAAGAACGAGTGGTAAATATGTGTATGTTTTTATGCCAGAACACCCCTTTCATGATTATAAGGGGTGTGTGCTTCAACATAGATTGGTTATGGAAGAAAGTTTGGGAAGGTATTTAACTAAAGACGAAATAGTACATCACATAAACTATTCTAAAAAAGATAATAGATTAGAAAATCTACAGTTGATGACTCGTGCGGAACACACAATACTTCACAAAACTCATTTATTAATCTCAAAGTAATAGTGTGTCTCTACACACGGAAGAATAGTAGCAGAATACATATCTATTAATTGTTGTGGGTCTATAACTGATTTAACCCACACAGTACCACCAACCACCCCCCACGTTGATTTTAAAGGATATGGGGATACCCCAATAACTTTATTTGTGGAAACTCTAATAGCTTCCTTTAATGCTTTTTGCCAATCTTCAATTTGTTCAAGCACACAAGATAATACACAAATTGGAAAAGCATCGTCTTTATAAGGTAAATTACAGGCATTAGCTACAATTACATCGTGTCCCTTCTTCTTTGCTAACTCAACCATCTTGGGACTATAATCACAACCCTCTCCCTGCGGACACTCATCAATCAACCACGCAGTATTAGTTCCAATGTCTAAGAACTTCTCTTTTCCTATCTTGGCTTTCAAAAATTGAATGATAGCATCGTTTGTTGCCGACCTACCTTTTTCAATTATTACATCGTAGTCCATTTTTTATCCTTTCAAGTGTTCTATCAAGGTTTTCCCAATGATACCAACTTCCCGGACCAAACCGCCATTCGTGCAAGTAGACTATATCTTCTGTTGGTAGTTCGTTTGCTTTCGGCATTTTTTCAAGATAGTCTTCCAGTCGTTCGCTTTTACCTAATACTTTTAATCCCCACACCTCATCAGTATATTCCGGACTTTCTTCGTTAAAAGGAAGTATCGCATAGGTTGGTTTTAGTCCCCAACTTTCAAGTATGACTTTAGACAATTGTTGGTGCATTTTAGATGGTTTGTGGCTGTGAAATAGCCCGTGAGTACCAAAGAAGTCATTTCTTTTTTGAAGAAACTCTAAAAGTGCTGTGTTATCACCTAAAGTATGTTTACCACCTTGTGCAACTATATAATCATCAGTCCAAGAACTATCTATGTGATGAGTAATACCTATCGGGGTTACTGCGTGGATTATTCCAAACTCATGTTTATCGCATATATCACAAAACCATTTTAAATGCTGTACATCGGTATCAAAACTAACATCATCATTTCTAATATATATCATTTGAAAGCCCTCACCCTGCAATCTCTTTCGGGAACATGATTTATATCCTCTCTGCTAAAGGATATATCACTAAACCCTACCTTTTTTAATAGGTTTTCAAGTTCGTCTATCTCATAAACATAGTGGTGTAGCACTATTGGGTCTATTTCTATGTCTTGCCTACCATATAAACCCCAATGTCCTCGTTGTTTAAGTGTGGAATCCTCGTTGCGGTACATATTTATAGTGTCTGTAAGTACTGTAAACTCAATTAATATACCCGCTCCCTTTTGTAGTACCCTATACCAATCAGCAAGTATCTTGGGAAACTCCCATTGATAAAAGCTCTCTATAACATGAATTGCAAGTATATCCTCAACTGAGTTATCCTCAAACGGTAGTGGGTTTCTCAAATCATGCTTTACATCTGCTTCCGGGCATAAATCCACGTTAATATACCCACCTATTTTTTGACTACCTCCTCCAATATTAAGATTCATCTATTATCCTTTCATATAAGTCGTTAAACTTATCTGCAATTTTATCCCACCTATAAGGTTCTACCTGTGTAGAGGTATAGAACTTACCTATTTCTTTAAATAAAGACTCGTAGGTTCTATCTGCGAAGTGTACATTTAACATTGCTGGTATGCCTACTTCTGTTGTAACTACAGGCTTATTCATTGCAAGACACTCCATAACAGGTGTTGAATGACCTTCGTTAACTGAGGCACATACATATAAGTCTATTGACCTATACCAATCAGGCATATCTTCGGGTTTTACCCCTTTGGCAAGTACAACTTCAATACCTAAATCATCACAAACCTTTTTAACTAAGTTATATCCTTTATATTCCCTGTTATAGGAATTGTCATCAAAAGCCATTCCAACCCTAAACTTATGGTCAGGTTTGAAATAGTCAAATATCGGGTCGGGAATGTACGTTGCATTAGGAAAGAATTCCTTCTGCTTCGGGTTTATTATGTGGAAGTTAAAGAACTTTTGCAGTTCCGACACATAGTCCGGATATCTAAAAGACCTGACAGATATCAAAACCTCAGACTTTATCTGCGGTATAAGTTGTAGTTGTCTTATTACATCCCAATTATTGAAATGCACTATATCAGCATCATTTGCCTTTCTAATAAACTCATCAGGTGTAATTGTGGTATAGTAGTCTACCTCAATATCCTGTGGTATCAACTCTTTCATTTTCATTGAAAGCCTATCTACTATCCAGCCTAATTTATCAGATAATAAGAGTATTTTCATATTTCAAGTACCACAGTAAACCCATTACCTACCTTTGTATCGGGGTCTTCTGTAGTATATACCTTAAATCCAAAATAATTACACATTTCTAAAAATGACTGCAAGTTCCAAACACTATGGTGGTCATCACCTTCGGGTAAAGGAATTTTACCCTCATGTCTATCAATAAATTCTTGAAGTGGTGTTAGTTCTCTGTTTCTATCAAATGTTCTATCTCTATGGGGAACAATCATAAAGATGTATTTTCTTGCAACCCTGTGCCATTCTTTTATTGCTTTTATAGGGTCGGGAAAATGCTCAATAACGTGGCTTGATATAACAAAATCATAAGACTTGTCCTCAAAAGGTAAATCGTCTCCCTCACTTACTACATCTACAGGCATAAAACTACCACAAGCCTTTACTTCTTCTTCTTTAAACCTTGACATACCCTCGTACTTATCTACGTTTATAGTGTCTAAGTGGAAAGCGTTGTGAGCGCCCCCGCCTATCTCTATTCCTTTTAAACCATCTAACAATTTATGAGCTAATTGACTGTCCCCTGCCATTATTTTAAATGCCCCTCATAACCAAAATACTTATTACCGCCCTCGTCATGTACATATCCTTCCATTATAGCTACATCTGTTGCTGTTTTATGCAGCGCATATGGAAGCGAAATCTGATCTCTCCTCGAACCCCACACAATTTCATCCCACCAAGTTTCGTTAAATGCCCTTATTTCGTTTGTATGCCTACGAAGTATCACTGTTGCCTCAAAAAGCCCACTGTGAGGCTCGTAGCCCTCTAATTTGTAGTTATTTACCTGCTTTTGGATGGTATTGGTGTCGTCAAGTCCAAAATTTATGCAAGTTATAGCCTCATCGTATAAACAATCCCTGTATGGATGTTTAAACATCGCTATATCGGTATCTTTAAGGTACTTATCTACGAGTTCTTGCATAGGTACTTTTAAGGTTATTGAGCCGTCAATCCACAAAGAATAATCAGCATCTGGAAAGTATAAGTGAGGAAGTATCTTATGTTTTTTAGCATTTCTTACAGGGTCGGTGAATTCATTACAAGCATCTCGCCTTTCCCATACCTTAGACTCAAAAGGAAAGTCTGTAAATGCTACAAACTTAGCACCTGTCGTGTTTTGGTTTTCTTTTAAGGTATCTTTTCCACCTGTTATTGCTGTATAGACATAATTATTCATTTATTGCTTCCTCTATAACTTTTTCATACTCTCCAATATGTTTTTGAATAGTATTTGCCTGTGTATCTTTATACGCTTGTTCTGCAAGTTTTATCCGCAAGTCAGGATTGTCAATTAAGGCAGACAGGTGATTAAACCATTCTATTGGTTCGTTTCTAACTACAAAGCCGTTTATCCCGTTTCTTACTACTCTTTGATAGTTGGGTGTATTTGAGCCAATAAAAGGTACTTTACAAGCCGATGTTTCATAAAACTTTATTTCTGACTTCCCATAGTTGAAGTCTGAGTGATGGAGTGGTGCTATTCCAATGTCCATATTTCCCATCTTTTCCTTCCAAAGATCTACCCACTCATAAAAGTCCGATTTACCATCATAATAATCACACCTTCCATTAGGAAGTACCTTTTTAATGCTGTCAGGTATCATTCCAAAGAACACGAACTTGACTCTCTTACCATACTTTTCATTTATCATTTTAGAAGCTTCAACGATCCCGCTTTGTTCTATATCGGTATAGTGTGTGGATGATCCAAAATAAACTATATTTATCTTTTTATCAGGTTTTTTTCTTTTGGTAAAATCAAACTTATACACATCTAAATCAATGTAATTCGGCAGAACATGCGTCGGGCCCGTTCGGCCATAACTTGCAACAACATCCCTTAAATATTTGGTTGTAACAGTTAGCGTCTCACAATCATTGATAATAACCTGCTGAATTTCCTTCATTCCCTGTTTAGTCTGATAGTACATCTGTACGGGATTAAACTCGTCTATGTTGTAGAGGTTGTCATCTAAGTCCATTATGTGCTTTAAACCTGACTTTTCCATCACAGCCCTCAAGTAGGCGTAGGGTTTGGGTGTGTCTATGTACGATGAAAATAAAAGGTCAAAGTTTTTACCGAGTTTACGCCACGAGCCTATAATGTCCTTTTCGTCTACTACTTTCTTTTTTATTGTTACGTCAAACTTTTCGGGATTGAGATGCGATAGTGGATTTACCACTCTCCACCAGTCAACTGCTGATGTGTTTGTACCGCCTTTAGAATGGGTTTCAAGACCGCATATTTTATATCTCATATTTTAGTAGATCTAAGTACTACTACACTTGTACGATTATCTCTTGAGAAATGGTTGATAAGTGAGACATTAGAAAAACTATAGTGTATTTATCATTTTCATCTATGGCTACGCACGTTCCAATCCTATCACCTACGGCAGCAGTGCCAGCTTGAATCCAGTCTGTTGGAGTAAATGCTTGTAGAACTCTATTTCTGACATCAAATCTGTAAATCTGATTTAACACACTCGCACCATAAATATTTAAGTACCCAAATCTGCCCTCATTATCACACGGAGCATACTTCCCACACGAACCTGTAGTTAGTAATGGGGCTTTACCATCATAAACAACACCATTTGACCAAGCACCTGTAGTTCCACCAGCAATATCAAGCATATCAAGAGTAGAGGTATTTCCACCTCTAAATGAGAATATAAACGAATGTCTGGAATTTTTAGCAGGGTCTGGCTCTATTCCAAACGAGGCAAAGGAAGTACACCCAGCCCCCATATTTCCACCCCTGTTCCCATAATAAGTTATAGACCAAGCATTAGCATTGATTGAGTTTGTGCCGTTATCTTGAGTGTAATTTGTGTAGTTATACGTATAAGTTACGTTAGTAGCAGAACTCCAAACTAATAACTGGTTTGGGTATTCAATCACATATTTGGCTGTTTTTGATGGAGTTACACTCCAGTTAGAACCTAAAGTATAAATAGGAGATGGACCTGCTGTATGAGAAGCAATAATTCTTCTTTGACCAACTGCCGTAGGAATTGCAGTATCCTCAACTATTCTTATTTGAAAGTTACGATATTCATTTGCTAAAACTGAACTGTCTCCACCACTTTCCTGACCCTTTAATGTACCAGCAGCACTATCTGTGGCTATTAAACAGAACTTTGAAGTTCCACCAACATCATAAGTTCCTTCTCCAACTAAGAAGCCCTCTCCAGGCTTGCGGTCGTATGGGACATAAAGTTCATCAAGTGCAATACCAGAAAAATCAGTTGAAATAGTAGCTGGTAAATTAGTATTACTTAAAGAAGCAAGTGTATTAGTAGCAACTTCGTAAGACCTAAAAATAGTTGCCGCCAATGCACCCGCTGATAGCATATAAATTTTTCCACCTAATATCTCATATACATCACCAGCAGCAGGAGTAAATGATAAAGCAGTATCTAAAGTTAAAGTAGGGTTTGTTCCACTTGTATTACCAATTATCCATCTTTCCTCTGTTTTTCCAGAACCTCCAGCAGACGAACCTATAATTCTAACTTTGAAATCATACTCACCACTTCCACCTCTATTTGCTAACATATTAGAACCTACAGCAGTTATAGTTGTGTTTGTTACCACAGATGTAGTTGAAGAACCCGCACCAACAACCCCGACAAGAGAAAGAGAAGGTGCAAATACTGCTCCTGCACCTGCTCCAAAAGTCCCACCAAGACCGGGAGAGCCTAAAAATTGCCACCCTTTTGTTATTTCGTTAAAACGATTTAGTACAGAAGCCGATGCTAACTGATAAATAAATGGATTGCGTGAAATATCGTTTCGTAAGTCCGAAGCTAAACTTCCACCAGCTGCGTGTGCATTTGGTGCAGGTGTAACCTGAACCCACATTTGTCTATCTATACCTTTTTTGAAACTATTTGACATAATGTCTCCTTTAACTTATTAGCCTCCTAACATTATTAGCCCAAGCATTGTTAGAGTTTATTCTGAAAGTTACATCTGCTGCTTGAGAACCAAAATTAGTTAGACCAGTAACTGTACTAACTGTAGTAACTGTACCAGATGAAATAGTTGCCTGAACACGTGCTTGATTTGCTGATTTGTCTATGTAAGGAGGATTTGTAATAGCAAGTAGTACGGCTCTTAACGAATTCAAAATGTCAACGCTTTGGTTATCAGTAGGAGTTGTTGGCTGTTTCATTCGGTTTAGAGTATTGCCTTCAGGATCAAAAACAAGATTCTCTGTTGCAAGAACCTTAAACTTCTCATCAAAACTCCAGTTTTGAACCTGTTGTTCTGATTTTTCTATTTCTGATTTACCTTCGCGATCTCTCATCTATTTTGTCTGCCTCTCTCATAAACTTAATATATTTGGCAAGTTTAGAAATCCTGACTGTGTTGGGTGACATATCTGATAAACCGATTGCCTTTTCCAAACTTTTAACGAACTTTTTAAAATTATCTTTTCCGTCTGCGATCTCATTTTTCTGCACTTTAGAAACATAATACTTCTCTATGGCTTTTATGTCATCTTTCATTCCCAAGTCAGGATTGTCCCAAATATCTTCAACATCATAGTATTCAGCTGTATATGGTTTTCCCTTTAGTTGTTCATATAAGGCTATCGGAGTTTCAACATCACTGTGTGGTGTTATATCGTGGCTTTTGACCTCTGATGGCTCCTGCTCTTTATTTTCAACCTCTGTTTTGGGTTCTGCTTTTCTAAATACTACATCATTTTCCATATTATTTTTCCATTTCCCTTATCTGTTCTTCTATTCTGTTAGCGTCATCTACTGCGTGATTTCTGTGTGCGTTTATCAGTTGTTCTCTTGCTCGTGCTATATCAGGGTTACGAGATGACTTTTCAATATTATACATTGCTTTTTCAATAGTTTCCTTTTCCCGCCCAACAGCGTGTTCTTTTGCTTTATAAAGTTGTTCTAAGTCAAAACTTCTTGTATTATCCATATTTTTATCCAAGCCCCCGAATTAACGAGGGCTTGAAAATCACTACCATAGGTATGTTTTACCACTATGGTACTACGAATGCTTACATACGATTATCCAGTTAGAATCAAGTACTTTGACCGCGAAGGACATTGCCCAACCTACGGTTGAGAATCTGTCTACTGGGTTATCAGTACTATTCGCTCCCGGATTCTTGACGTAAACGTGTTGTCTATCTCCCTCCAAGTCAGTTACTGCAAACGCTTCTTTACCGTGAATGTAAGAGTTGTACACGTCAACTGTTGAACTCGTAGTTGTAGCTTCGCTACCTTCTATGAATCTAACTCCGTGTAATCTTCCAAGTTCACCTTTGTAAAGATTTTCTCCATCTTTATAGGTATGTGCGTTAACCCATGTGGAATCGCCCATTAAAGCATAAGATCCGTAAGGATTAGTTTTACCCAAGAAGTAACCATCGTCGTACTTCATAGCTTTTTGAAGCTTTAAGGTCTTAACTGCTTTTCTAACTTCTGTTGCTGAGAATGTATCTGATGCCGCTACGTCTGAAATTAAGGACTTGGCTCCTGCAAGTTGTGCAGTACCCTTGTCTAATTCAGCCCTTATTAAAGCGTCTCTGGAT